TTACGTCCCATTTATTAGTGCCTCAAGTGCCTTGCGGTTAGGTTTGTTTGATACTGTTTTTTTATCTTGGGCAATGCCAAGTCTTTGCTGCATATATTGACGCAAAATCTTTGGTTTGCCTTGACTGCTTATTTCAAATGTCCAACCATGTTGTGATAACCATTGAATTTGTTCTTTTGGTCTAGAGTAATCTGTAAGCTCTTGGACTTCTTCAAAAGTTAAAAAAGTGCTATTCATATTCGCTACTCAAAAATATCTAATTGATATTCTGTTGGCTGATATTGCTGTTTTAGTTCGTTTTGTAGTTTTGGTTGCTTAATCGCTTCACTACCAAACTTTTTAACAGCTTTATCTTTCCAAAGATTCCACATTCTTGAATAATTCATGTTTTTGACAGGGAACGGCCAATAATCGTTTATTAGTTGGTATGGCTGAGTACCTTTAATCTTTACTTCAGCAGCAATTAAGCCCATGTATAAATCACAAATTTCGCTAGGTGAAACATTTGACAGCACAACATATCTTTGGCATTTGGCACACAAGCAGCAATTGCCAAATCTTTCATGATGGCCATATTCAAATTTACGGTGATGACAGCGAAGGCAGATCATTTTGTAAATCTCTTTTGGCGTAACACAAATTTAAGGGCTTGTGTTTCGCTTTGAATTTGATATGGATAATTAACACCTAATTTTTTGAGTTGATTTTCAGCATACTCAACTGCTAAAACTTTAATTGCATATGTATGTTCAGCCCAATCTTCTTGATGGTCGATATGAACAATTACACAATAGCTCCAAATTTTTGCAGCTTTTTTTAAATCGCGTTCGGTAATTGCTGACATAATTACAAACTCGCTTGACCACCAACAACAGCCAACTTAGGCGGCAAAATTTGCCCATGTTTGTTAATGGTTGGTTGTGATGTTTTAACTAATTGAAAGGCATGATTGCAGCTAGGGCATTGATAATGAAATTTAGGCAATGGCAAACCCATGGTGCTAAAACAAAATGCGTCAAAATCACTGGTTTTGCCACACATCGCGCATTGAATACCGACGTTCATTGGGCTTGCTCCTGCTGCTTAATTTTGTCATCTAAACAAATTTGTTTGGCTTCTGTTGCTGATAACTTATACCAATTTGCCACATAACAAAGTTCGCTGACTTTGATTTCCGCTGCATACAAAACCTGATTGCCCCTATCTAATTTTTTAATTCGATAATTCGAGCAATCACTTTGTATTAAGTTATCATTTATTTTTCGCCAGTGAATTTGCATTTTCTAATTAATCCATATTCGGCTTTAATTAAATTTAACTCTGTTTTCAAATGCTCTTTTTCAGTTTCTAATTTATTTTTTTGAGAAAATAATTCAGAATTTTCTAAAAGCAAAATATGATTGTGTGTAGATAAATCTTTATTTCTAATATGCTGATAAATAATAAAAATAAAGACTAATGCAACAGATAAAATTTCCATGATTAACTCCTTTAAAATGGTAATAGCGACATTCCATTAAATCCTAATGCCCATGATTCAGCCTCAGCGGTTCCCGATGGATATGGGTTATTTGGGTCTAAATCAAAGGCACGTTCGCCTTCTTCAAAGAAGTCAGTAGTAGTAGGGCGTTCTAAGATTTTCCACCACCGTAGGCCAGTCATAAGTTTGGTGTCATCACCATAGTTTTTGTACCAACATTCGATGTGTTCTGGCTTGGTATGCGGCAATTTTTCAATGTAATTGAAGATGCAAGCCGTACCATTCGCATTGATGCCAATGTATAAAACATCATTATTCAACGTGTTAACTGGTAAGGCTTCTAAAATGTTGGTATAGCCAGAATTTTTATGTTCTTGCTTAGCAACTAAATCAGCAGCAATCGTATTAACAATGTTTTCAATATTGGTAACGGCATTATCAATATCTTGATTGATAGGCTTAACATTCTCTGTGTTAATCGCTTCGAGTTCGTCTCTTAACTCGTCAAGCAAGTTTAAAAAGCTGTCATTAGTGATAGGTGGATTTAATGCTTTCGTCATGGCTCTTCTCTCGTTGTTGTGGGTAAAACCAAAAAGAGTATTGACTTGATTAATCAATACTGTTTTTAACTTTAAAACGGTAATAATCGGGCGTATTTGTAGCCACTATCCCATAGTTGATAGGCTTTTGAATCAACTGGGTGAGGGTTTTCGCTTTGGCTTTTTTTGTCAAAATACGCATCACAGCCGTCTTGGTAGTGACGGTTAAAATAGTTTTCGCGGTTAGAAATATCTAAATTTGCATAAACACTGGCATTTCTAAGCAATTGTTGAATAAGTTCGCGTTCGCTATTGGTGATTACGTTTAACGCGCTAAGAGCTTTAATAAAGCCGATTACTTTTGAGCATTTGTTAGATAAGCAATGCTGGGTTGCTGCATGACGTACCTCTAAAAGTACTTTGCAAAGTTCTGTGTACCAGAGTGGGGCTTGTGACATTTTTTGCGTCCATTGTTTGTTTTTAACTCAAATAATAAAAACATATGTTATTGAAAATGTCAATAACATATGTTTTTATATTGCTTGTGATAGAAACAAACTGGAGGCAAAAATGTTTATAAAATTTCAGCGTGAAGCACGGTATCAGCCTAGAGGCGTGACAAGTCAACGTTTAGCAGCAACTAAGCGTAAATTTAAAAAAGAGCAAGAACGGTTGCCTTTGTTTGCTCTTGAGATAGAAGAACAGCAGCCAGAAATTGAGAGTTATATCTTGTCTAAAGATGAACAAATCATTAAACATGAAATTGAGCGTAGAAAATTGATAGCAGATCGTTGGCGACTGGCTAGAAAAATTGTTAGATGTATGCCTATTGATGTTAGAAATCAGGTTATAGAGAGGTGGCATGGGAATAGATACATGCCAAAAACGTCATTTTATTTTATAGATATGCTATATACGCATTTTAGAGAGTATTATGAAGTCATAGAAAAAGCCGCTTAGTGCGGCTTTGTTTTGTTTATGCGGTTCGTAGTATCAATCAATAAAAGCACCAATAACAACACCAATAATTTCTATATCATCAGTAATCAAAATGCTTTCATAAGTTGGGTTGAGTGGTTTTAAGTATTTACGTCCAGCATCTTCAACATAACGCTTAAATGTATAAGCCTGTTGATTTTTTAATAAAGCAACAACTCTACAGCCATTGGTGATAGTTCTTTCTGGGTCAACATAAATTAAAGAACCATGTGGGTATGATTTGTCGTTAGGGTAGGGGCTAGTCATACTGTCCCCTTCTACTTTTAATACAAATGTCATTTTACTATGTGCAACAGGACATGGAATCCAGCGTTCTGCATCGCCTTCAGTAAAACTTCCTTGATTATTTAGCCATGCACCAGCCGACACCCATGTTAATAAAGGTACGTCTTTTCTTTTTTCTAATAATTCTTTATCTATTAGCTTAACATTATAAGTCGCACTATTTTCTTTAATTGATGGATAGCCTGTTTTTAACCATTCTGTTGAAACGTCTAAAGCAATAGATAACTCATGCAAAAATTTACTACTTTCACTGTCTCTTTTTTCGAGCAAGTGTATAGCTGTTTGTGACATTCCTGTTTTTTCAGCTAACTGACCTTGTGATAAACCTTTTTGTTCTCTTGCCTGTTTTACTCTATGTCCTAGCGCCATGATTACCTCAATTAGTAGGCTGCTTTGCAGCCTATAACAAATGTTATCAAAATACAAACAACATAAGTTATTGACCTTTTTAATAACATATGTTTTTATATGCTTGTTAATAACAGGTGTTTTGCCATGACTAATTTAGAATCGTTACAAAAAGCTATTGATATTGCAGGTGGTCAACACGCTTTAGCAAAAATCTGCCAAACCAGTCAGCCTAGAATTTGGAACTGGATGAACCGTGATAAAAAAGTTCCTGCTGAATTTGTTTTGACTATTGAAAAGGCTACTGGTGTTTCTCGCCATGAATTAAGAAGCGATTTGTATCCTTTGGAAAATAATAATCAAGTCGCTTAACCATAACCAAAAAATTACTAAAACGACTAAAAACTGTAGGGAAGTAGGGCAATGTCTCTAGCAATTAATTTATCTGACGTACCTAAATTACTACTTCATATCAACAATGAAGACCGTGATACATGGTTCAAAGTTGGTAATGCTTTAAAAACTGAATTTGGTGAACAAGCATTTAGCTATTGGGATGATTGGAGTAGTACGTCTAAATCATACGTCAAAAGAGATGCTAAATCAGTTTGGGACTCGTTAAGTATTGGCAAAAATACAATGGGTACAATTATTTATTTGGCTCAACAAACTGGATGGAAGCCTGAAAAACAAGATTTAACACCAGAGCAAAAACGCAAAATCAAAGAAGAACAAGAAGCACGTAGAGCAGCTCGTGAAGCTGAAATTGAAGCAGATCAAGCTAAAAAAGAAATTATGCAAAAAGTTGTTGCTAAAGGCTGCCAAAAGGTTTGGGAAAATTACGGTATTGAATTTGGACATTCGGGTTATTTAAAGCACAAACAGATAACAGCATTAGGTATACGCTACTTTCATCAAACAGTTTTACTTTGGATTGATGACCTAGAAGAAAAGGTAGGTGTAATTAGTGGTGCAAAAGTTTTTGAGTTCTTCAAAAAATTACCTAAACCTAAACCAGAAAATCTTCATTTTTTAATGTTTAAAAAAGGCTCTATTGCTGTCCCGTTACGTGATACCGAAGGCAAGATATGGTCATTGCAATATATTAGCTCAACTGGGGTTAAATTGTTCCCGAAGTTTGGGCGAAAAGTTGGATTATTTCATGTCATTGGTTATTTAAAAGATGCAAAAGTAATTGCTCAAGCCGAAGGTTATGCCACTGCTGCATCAATACATATGGCGACAGAATGGCCTGTCGTTGTTTCTTTTGATTGTGGCAACATGGTTAATGTTGCGCCATTTATTAGACAGCAAGCACCTGACGCTAAAATTTTAATGTGTGGCGATAATGATGACAATGGAGCAGGCCAAGCTAAAGCATTAGAAGCCGCTATGTTAATTGGTGCAGATGTCGTCATTCCTGATTTTGGAACAATTAATAAATGACTACTCCAAAACCACCTAATGACTTTAATGACTTACACGTTTTAGGCGGATTGCCATTGGTGAGAGAGCAGCTAATGGCCGCTCTTAAACATTATCAATCAAAATCCCCCACGCCCCCTAATCCTGCGGAGCAAGAGCCAAAAAGTGAAGGTTTGCAGCAAGAAAAGCCTGATAATAATCAACTATTTTCTATCGAAATGATGCTGCAAAGATTTGCATTAGTTATTGGCGAAACAAAGGTTTGGGATAGTTGGCTTAAAATGGCCATGAAAAAACAAGCCTTTAAGGACTTAGTAGGTAAGGGCTTAGCTAATCAATGGCTGGAACACGATAATAAAAAGACGATTAGTATAGAAAACGTTAAATCTGCTCAAGCAGAAGCCTCTGCGTCTAGTGTAGGGGTTGCAGGGGTAGAAGAGATGCTAAGACGTTACGTGCTTATTTATGGCACTAAAGATGTCTGGGACAAACAAACACGCGCAAGATTGCCTGCTGAAACACTTAAACTGGCTTGGCCAAATGAATATGATTTATGGCTTAAAAATCCAACTAAGCGAAAAATGGTCATGCCAGATCAGATTGTTTTTGATCCGACAATGCAAGTTGGTGATGAGTGCATTAATACGTTTGACGGTTTTCCTTTAACACCTAATGATAATTCTGAATGTTTTAATAAATCGTATGGCATTCAACGTCTATTACGTTTTATGTGTGAAAGTGATGATGTCTACCAATGGATATTACGGTGGCTTGCATTGCCATTACAAAAACCCGGTACCAAACTCGCTACAGCAATTATGTTTCATGGCGAAATTCAAGGTGCAGGTAAATCATTATTCTTTAGCGACATCCATCGTATGTTGTACGGTAAGTACAGTGCTACGTTAAATCAACACCAATTAGAATCACAGTACTCTGATTGGAAATCAAATAACTTATATTCAGTGTTTGAAGAGATTTTTAGTAGCTCTGGTAAATATCAAAATATGGGTTTAGTTAAAGGCCAAATTACTAACAAGACTCAACGTATAGAGAAAAAATTTGTTAGTGGCTGGGAAGAGGCTAATTACAGCAATGCCGTATTTTTGAGTAACGAGATGCAGCCTTTGCCTATTGAGCCTAATGACCGCCGCTTTTTGATTTGCTGGCCAAAGCAACAAATTCCTGCCGATATATTGGCTCATGCCTTAGATAATCTTAATGCTAGTGATAATGACGGCATAAGAGCATGGTATGCGTTTTTATTGCAGTTACGCATGACTTGGACTGATAGCAAGGGTGATGAACAAGTATTTCATGCTCATAGCTATCCACCCATGACCGAGGCAAAACAAAGACTTATTGAATATGGTTTGCCAGCATGGGAGGTATTTTATCGTGATTGGAAAGCAGGGCGTTTGCCTTATCCATATGTATCCTGTCGTAGTCAAGATTTATATGATGCGTACCGCCGCTACTGCAATAGATCAGGTGAAAAGTCATTAACAATGACTAAGTTTAATACCTTAATCAGTGTTAGAGAAAAAAAAGCACTGGGTTGGTATATGCAGGGACAAGTAAGAAAGCAATCAACTATCTTTTTTATTGGTGAGAATCCTAAAGATACCACCGAAATTAAGTGGTTAACTGACAGTATTGATGAGTTTCAACGCGCTCTTAATTCCAACAATGGTTAAGGGTGTTAAAGGTTTGGTTAAGGGTTTAAACCAAACCCTTAACCATGTGTAAGCATTGAGGCTCAAGGGATACAAAGGTTTTAGTTAAGGGGTTAAGGGTTTACACGCGCACGCGCACGTATAAAAAAATAAAAATTACCAAAGAATAAAAAATGGTAAATAAAAATTTTTTCTTACACGCGAGGAAATAACCCTTAATACCCTTAACCATTTAACCAAGCCTACAGCCTCAAGGGGTTTGATGGTTAAGGGTTTAAAATAACCCTTAACCATACCCTTAACCAAGATTGTTTAGAGGGTTAAATCATGAGTTTGGAGTTATTAAACAAATTAAACTTGCGTACCATGAGTTTGGAAATGCGTGGTACAGGTAAAGCAGCTTTGAGCTGGGAAGATGTTAGTGCGGCGTTGGCAGGGCTTCCTAAAGTAGCTTATGATTTCGCCTTGGCAATTTACCAAGCCGACAACATAAGCGCACGTGCGTTAAAGACTTGGCTAACAGACTGGATCACTAATTACCTAGTTATCCATAACATCCACTCAAAAGCAGCTAACTTAGCTGAGTCATTGGCATTTATCACAATTTATCAATACATCATTAAATCGCGTACTTGTAAGCAATGCCACGGACTCGGTGTTATCTCTGTTAAATGTAAGTTGGTTGATTGTGAGTTGTGCAATGGCCGTGGCTACCACGGTGCATCAACAGACGATAAATTGATGCTGGGTAAACTAGATATATCTCGTCAATGTTATGAGCGCAAATACAAACAAATCGAACTCTTGGCAACAAGTGAGCTGCTTAACCTAGACAACATCGTTTTAGATCATGTTATTAGTCATTTATTTGGTCAAAATAATTTTGATGAATGTGCTTGACAGCAAGGTGCATAAAAGAGTACCTTTTTTCTATCGTGTAAAAAACCGACTTGAGCAATCCAGTCGGTTTTTTTATGCCCAAAATTTAGTTTAGCCCCCCGAACAAGGATGTTCACTCTAATTTTAAATGTTGAAGATTTTAAAATGGCCAATACTGTTATTGCTTACGACGAGGTTCGTTTTGATGTGCGTAATAAAGAAATAACCGAATGTTATGTCTTTATTAATAATATGAGTAATGATGGTTTGATTGGTGTTCATGGTTGGCATTTTAAAGCATTCCCTGCCAGCATGAGTATTATGGATATTATGAAAGAGTGGGCGGCTGGTGATGATCCGTTAATGTGGCCACAAAAATCACCAAAATCAGAATAAGTAAATAATTTAAAAACACAATATATTGTATTGTTGTGGCCACGCTGCGACACAAGATATTGTGTTTTGTTGTTTTTGAGGTAAGTATCATGACTGTAGAAATTAAAAATTGTCCGATTCTTTTACCTCTTAACAAACTTCAAGCGCGTGCCAAGCTGACACAGTTTATTGCAGTGCATTGTTCAGCTACTAAAGCCACTCAAGATATTGGTGTTGTCGAAATTGATCAAATGCACAAACAACGTGGTTTTGCCTGTGTTGGTTATCACTATGTCATTAGACGTAATGGAACAATTGAGCGTGGTCGTCCAGTCAATACGGTGGGCGCGCATGTTGAAGGCTATAACAGTGTATCAATTGGTATCTGTATGGTTGGTGGCTTAAACGCTAAAGGCAAAGGCGAAAACAATTTTACGCAATCTCAGTTTGCATCTTTACGTGATTTAGTAGCAGAACTTAAAAAAACATATCAAGTTGCAAAGGTGCAGGGGCATCGTGACTTTAGCAAAGACCTTAACTTTGATGGCAAGATAACTAGCAATGAATGGATGAAAGAATGCCCATGTTTTGATGTTGCAGAGTTCTTAGCAGCCAAATGAAAACAATAATTTTATTAATGTTGTGTGCTGCATTAAGTGCCTGTGCCACAACACCACAACTTACAGTTAAATGTACGGTGGGCGTAAATCATGAACAATAATAATCAGGGGTTTGTAATGTCATCAACAATTAGCACTGCAACATTGACAGCACAGTCAAATGGAGTAGCTACATTGGGTAGTGCAATCGTGATGACTAGCTCTATTGTGATTATATTGCTTTTGCTTTTTGTTGGTATTTTAGCTGCACTGGTGATGATGTCATTAACTCCACCGCGTACTCGTTTAGAGTTTGCAGGGATGTTAAGCATGGCTGTTGCTAGTAGTTGTTTTGGTGGGCCACTGGTTATTGAATACTATGAGCTAGTCAATTTATCTATGACAGCTCAACTAGGTATTTGTTTTATGGTAGCAGCTCCAGCATGGTTAGTTGCTCGCATTATTGCTAATCAGTTAAGCAAGTATCGTGATGCTAAGTCACCTGTTGACTCAATTGGTCGTGATATTAAAAAAATTAAGAAGTGGTTTTGAGTGCCAACGGCTGCTAAAAAACCTTGTTATAAAGCAGGGTGTCCTGAGTTCGCAACACTTAATGGTTATTGCGACAAACATCAAACAGTCAAACGAGATACCGATAAACAGCGCGGTAGTGCCAATGAACGAGGCTATGGCCATAAATGGCGTAAAGAACGTCTAGCCTACTTGGAGCAAAATCCTTTATGCGTCAAGTGCAAAGAGAATGGTCGTATTGAAGCTGCTAAGGTTGTTGACCATATCATCCCACATAAAGGCGATGACAAGCTATTTTGGCGTAGAAGCAACTGGCAAGCTCTATGTGTAACTTGTCACAACCGCAAAACAGCTAGTGAAGATGGCGGTTATTGGATGCCAACAACCACAAAAAATAAATAAGGGTAGGGGGTAAAAAGTAAAAGCACTTTAGCCCCTAGAGACCGCGCCTTACTCATTTTCATACGTGGTCAAAATTAAAAGGGGGGGTATATCCTCCTTAAATTGTTATAGGTACAAAAAAATGTCAGCAGGTCGTCCTAGAAAGCCTACACAACAAAAAGTGTTGGAGGGTGGGCGCGTTCGTGATGACAGAGATACACACGGCCCCGAAGTACCCTTAAATCTGCCTAGCCCTCCTGTTTGGCTATGCAAATCAGGTAAAAAGCACTGGGAAACTTTAGGCACTCAATTGGTGGCATTGGGTTTATTGTCGGCAATTGATGGCGATATTTTTGCGCTTCATTGTGACAATGTAGCAAAGTATGGTGAGCTACAAGAAAAGTTAGGTGATTTGGCAAAATGGGTGCAAAACACACCCAATGGCTTTGAGATGCAATCAGCATGGATGCAAATTCGTAGTCGTTTACAAGAGCAAATTATTAAGACTGGTCGAGAGTTTGGTTTAACACCTTCGGCGCGTTCTGGTATGCGCGTTGAAAAAAGACAAATGACTTTGTTTGGTGAAAAAGTCGAAAACGAATTTGAAGAGCTGAAGGTTCACTAATGAATCAAAAAGACTTTTCAGCTATTTGTCATCAATATGCACTTGATGTGAATAGTGAAAAAATATCTGCTTGTTTATATGTTAAGCAGGCCGTTAAACGATACCTGAATGACTTAGAAAAAACAGATTGGCAGTGGCATTTTGATAAAAACAAAGTTGACCATGTATGCCGATTTATTGAGTTATTGCCTCATACTCAAGGCAAGTGGGCAACTGCTCGCCAGCGCATAGTTCTTGAGCCGTTTCAGGTTTTTATTGTTGCTAATATCTTCGGCTGGGTTGATGGTAGTGGTCGCCGCCGTTATCGGTATGGTTATGTTGAGATGCCGCGCAAAAATGGCAAGTCAACACTGTTAGCCGCCGTTGGTTTGTACTGTGCATTTATTGAAGGTGAGCAAGGGGCGCAAGTTTACAGTGCTGCAACAACACGAGATCAGGCACGTATTGTGTGGGAAGAAGCACAACGTATGGTTAATAGGTTGCCAAAGCTACAATCTGCTTTTGATGTTAAAGCAGGGCAACATTCTATTTTTAGCACTAATACAGCTAGCTCTTTTAAAGCATTATCGCGTGACCAAGGCGGTAATCAAGACGGTTTAAATGTTCACTGTGCATTGGTTGATGAGCTTCACGCGCATAAGTCTAGTGAGATGCTAGACGTTTTAGAGTCTGCTACTGGAGCGCGTGAACAGCCTGTTGTGATTATGATTACTACAGCAGGCTTTGACTTGCATGGCGTGTGTTATCGTGAACGTCAGACAGTGATTGATATATTGGCGGATAAGGTAGGCCATGACCGTTACTTTGGAATCATCTATACGATTGATGACGGTGATGATTGGACTAGCCCCGACACATGGCGCAAGGCTAATCCTAATTATGGCGTGTCAGTGAGTGAAGACGCATTAGCAGCCGCGTGTGAAAAAGCAAAATTACAGCCTACGGCTCAAACAAACTTTTTAACTAAGCATTTATGCGTCTGGGTGAATGCGCGGTCGTCATGGATGGATATGCAGCTATGGGCTGCTTGTGCCGATAAGCACTTATCACCAGAACAATTTGCTGGGTGTCCTTTATTTATTGGTTTAGACCTTGCTAGTAAGAGTGATTTGGCTGGAAAAGTGCGCGTTTTCATGCGTCCACAAGGCGAAGAACAGCATTTTTATGTCTTTAGTGATCAATATATCAACGAAGAAACAGCCGAATTACCTACAAATAAACAATATTTGGCATGGGCTAGACAAGGATATTTGACATTAACCGATGGAAATGTCACTGACTTTGCCCAAATTGAGCAAGATATTTTAGAAGATTTTACCAATTTTGAGCTAAAAGAAGTCGGTTTTGACCCATTTAATGCGGTTTATATTGCTCAAAGATTACAGGCGGCAGGTATTCAGGTCGTTGAAATACCACAACAGACACGTTTTTTAAGTGAGCCTATGAAGTGGATAGAGGTTTTAGTTCGTTCTGGTCGATTGCATCATAATGGTGATCCTGTTTTGTCGTGGGCTGTCTCTAATGTGACTGTTAAACCTGATGCCAATGACAATATATTTCCACGTAAAGACGCTCCTGAAAACAAAATAGACCCTGCTGTTGCGTTAATTAACGCAATGGCTAGAGCAATTCATTTTGACGAAGTAGGCAGCCTAGACACTAGCAGTGATGCGGCTATGGATGACTATTTACGCGATTTTGTGAGAGTAAGCAGACGATGACAGTTTGGACTTCAATTGCTTCATGGTTTGGCCTTGCTCCAGCCGAGCCAAAGCGTGGCCGACAGTATGCTAGTTCTGGTGGAGCCACGGCAAAGCCAGTCACTTTTGATACTGCAATGACGGTTAGCGCGGTGTTTGCTTGTATTCGTTTGTTAGCTGAAACCGTTTCTAGTTTGCCACTCAATATGTACAAACTGGATGCCGAAGGTAATCGAACGCTTGAAACAAAACATGAGTTAATCAAGTTACTCAAGCATCGTCCTAATCGCCGTCAAACACGCATTGAGTTTTTTGAACAGTTAATGCTCAACCTTGTATCAAGTGGCAATGCCTATGTATTGCTTGGGTATGTCGGTAAGCGTTTGGTTAGTTTGCAAGTCATTAACAGTGGCAGCATTGAGCCTGAGTTGTTGGCAAATGGTGATTTAGTTTATCACTGGACACAATCTGATGGCACACGCAAAAGACTTACCGAAGCCGAAGTGTGGCACGTCCGTCTATTTGGTAGTGGCTTAGTGGGTTTATCGCCGTTGTCTCATGCCAAAAAAGCAATTGGTGTAGCGTTAGCTGGTGATGAAAAGATTACTCACTTAATGTCGAACGGTGCTAAACCAACGGGGACATTATTGGCTACAAATTGGCCAACAAAAGAACAGCGTGATGCTTTGCGTACTGAGATGAACGGGCTAATTAACGGTGACCAAACAGAGTTAGCAGTTTTAGGTGGTGGCATGAAGTTTGAGGCCATGAGTTTAACACCTGAAGATTTAGAGTTATTGGCAACTAGACGTTTTAGCCTAGAAGAAATATGCCGTGCGTTTGGCGTGCCAAGTGTTTTAGTTAATGATTTATCTGCTTCGACTGTTTGGGGTAGTGGTATTGATTCAATTATTAGCGGTTTTTATAAGTTTGTTTTGCGAACTTACTTAGAAAAATTAGAAATATCAATGGTTGTCAATTTATTGCCGCGTACCGAGTGGGAATCTTACGAATTAGAGTTTGATGCTGATGCTATTTTACGCGCTAATTTAAAAGATCGTGTTGAGGCAACCTCTAAACAAGTGCTATCTGGTTATATGACTCCGAATGAGGCGCGAAAAAGCGAAGGTCGTCAACCTAAACCAAACGGTGATCAATTACTTGTACCAAGCAATATGACTACTATCGACAAAATACTTGCAGTCGTGCCAGCACGTAGCAAAGGGGATATAAATGAATAATTTGCAAGTTCGTCAACGTAAACAAGCTCCAAATGTGCAACATCGCCGTGCTGCACCACAAACCATTGCTTTACGTTTTACGCCTCCAGCTCAAGATGGCCAGCCATATAAGTTTGAAGGCTATGCAGTGACATGGGCAAATATTAATAGCCACGGCGAACGCTTTGAAAAAGGCGCATTTGCTGACTTGATTGCCAGTGGTAAACGAGTGCATATGTACTATAACCATGCGTATATGGACTGGTTAACTGGCAACAGTGCTAAACGGATTGGTAAATGGGTTGAATTGGTTGAAGATGATACAGGTTTGTTAGTCAAAGGTGAGCTAACCCCAAATATGTCTCAATCAAACGATGTGGCTGCTATGTTGGCACATGGTACGGTTGATGGTTTGTCAATCGCGTTTTATGAGCCTAATCCAATTGACGTTTACCAAGACAACACTGGTGCAAGAGTCATTAAACGTGTTGATTTGTACGAGATCAGCGTAGTTGATGAACCAAGTGACCAAACCGCACGTATTGCGCCAACAACTGAGGCAATTGATGCTGTTCGTAGTGCGGATGATGCCAATAATTTATTAGTTAGCATGGGATTGTCTAAGGATGATGCCAATTTATTATTAGCGCGTTTATATGATGTTTTACACGTTCCTAATCGCGTTAATCAGCTTCAATCGGTATTAGATGTACTGGATTTTTAATACCAACTTTAACAGTGGCCGCTAAATGCGGCTTTTTTTATGCCTTTTTTGAGAGAAAAACCATGAGTAATGCTCAAAACAAACACATTATTGCCGCTATTGGTTCTGCTTTAGCTGTAGAAGAAAAGCACGTTTTTGGTGTTCGCAAAGTTCACCGCCGTGAAACACCTGATGACTTAACCAACATTGCCAAAAAACTAAATGAGCGCATGAAAACGCTTGATGATATGGTCAAAAAATATCAAGACGTTTTGGGTGATGGTAAGTTACCTGACGAAATTCGTTCAAAAATGGAAGCTGATGCTAAGGTGGTTTCTGAATTAGCCGCACGTTTTAGCGAAATTGAGCAAAAACTCGTTGACCAAGTACAACAACGTCAAGCAGACCCTAATACTGTTGGCTCTGTTCTTGCGCGTAACACTGAATTGCGTAAACAAATTGATGCAATTAAAGCTCGTAAAGGTCGTGTAAATATTGAAGGTATTGAAGCGCGTAATATTGTCTCTATTAGTGGTATTGGTACCAATGCTTCATTGGCAACAATGGATTTACAACGTACTCAAGAGCAAAAATTAGCTTTACTTGATTTGATCACATGGATGCCTGTCACTACTGATTTAGTGCCTTTGTTGCGTGAATCTGCTTATGACATTATGGCTGATGAAGTTGATGAAGGTGATGATAAGCCTGAATCTGACTTAGAGTTTGGTGTGGTTAATATTACTATTAGTGTTGTTGCACACTGGATCCGTATTACTAAGCAGCTCTTAGATGATATGCCTGCTTTAGCATCTTACATTGAAGGTCGTTTAGCCTATGGCGTACGCTTAAAATTAGAAGCTAAAGTTATTAACGGCAATACAACGAGTTTTGATGGTTTAATGAAAGCTGGTAATAGCTTAACTGCAACACCTGAAGCATTAGCAATCGATACAATCAACTCAGCAAAATATCAAGTTTGGGATAGTGGTGTCACCCCCGAAGCAGTTTTATTAAACCCTGTTGACTGGGGCAAAATTGAACGCGAAAAAACAGACGATGGTCATTATATTTATGGTTCACCCGGTGCGATTGTTCAGCCTGTGTTGTGGGGGTTGCCTGTTATTTTATCTGCTGCTCAAACCGAAGGTAAGTTTTGGTTAGGTAATCTAACGCTGGGTGTCACTGGTTATGTTCGTCAAGAAGTAATGGTAGAGGCATCAACAGAAGATGGCGACAACTTCCGTAAAAACTTAGTTACTTTACGTGCCGAAATGCGTGCAGGTTTTGGTGTAGCCATTCCTGATGCAATGGTGACTGGTGACTTAGTAGCTCCTCCAGCTCCTTAATTTAGTTTGTTAAATGAAGCCCCTTAATCGGGGCTTTTTTATTGAGGTTTTTTTAATGAGTATTTCTTTAGCAGAAGCCAAACAACACCTGCGGTTACAAGAAGATAGCGGTGAAGAAGATGCTTATATTGAAATGCTGATTAAAACAGCTTTACGCGCTGTTAAAGATTACATTGATCGTCCTTTTACTGATGATGTTTGCAAAGATGATGAAGACGAAACAAAACTTGCACCACCTTTGCGTTACGCCGCTTTATTGATACTTGGCGACTTGTACGAAAACCGAGAAGCACAACAAACCATGACACTTAATATCAATATAACGTGTCAAAACTTGATGAATCCTTATCGTAAGTGGGGCGTGTAACGTGCAAGCAGGTAAGTTAAGACACCGCGTTACCTTTCAACGCCTCACAAAATCGCGTGGTTTATCTGGTGGTGAAAAACAAGAATGGGTTGACGTGTGTAGGGTTTGGGCGCGTGTTAGTTCGTTATCTGGTAAATACTTATTTGCAGCTCAACAAAATCATAGCGAAGTCACAGGCACAATAGATTTACGCTATCGAAAAGACATTAATGCCGAGTTACGCGCTATGTATGAAGGAAAAATCTACACTATTCATGCAGTTATTGACCCTGAGTTACGCCACAAAGAGCTAAAACTTATGGTTAGCGAAGGTGTTATTGAGTAAAAAACTATGAGCCAAACAGTCACAGTCACAGGCTTAAAAGAGCTTGAGCAAACCATAAGCCAGTTAAACGGTAAGGTTGCTAAGAAGGCTGTCGAAATTGCGGTTAAAAGTGGTACTAAAGTCGTCTTAGAAGAAGCAAAAGTACGTGCGCCACTGGGTATTGTTCCCCATAAATTTAAAGAAAAAGGCGCGGTTATTACGGTTAAACCCGGTAACTTGCGTAAATCTTTAAAACAGCGTGTTTACCGTGGCCAACGTGCAAGCATGGGTAACATTCAGTCAATCATTCCCCTCGATGGCCGTGCATTTTATGGCAAGTTTCAAGAATGGGGATGGAAAACAAAAAGCGGACGCTACATTGCTCCACAACGGTTTTTAGCACCAGCTTGGCAAGCCAAAAAAGAAGAAGCACTGGATCAACTAGGCAAACGCTTAGGCGAAGAAGTCGAAAAAGCTGCAAGAGAGTCCGCCAATGCGCGTTAGTGAAGCCATTTATAAAAATCTTACACCGCTTTTAGGTGATCGTGGTGTTTGGCCAAATGCCGCGCCACAAGATGTTGAATATCCGATGGCTATTTATGTTATTGCTGATCGACAATTACTAAATACTGTAGATTGTGGCTATTTAGAACACGCTAAATGTCGGGTTCAAATGTATGTTTTTGCTAAAGAATTTGAAGAAGTTGAAACATTAAGAGATAAAGTTATCAAAATAATGACTGAGCAAACAGATTTACCAAGCTGTTTAGCAATCAGTGACCAATATCAATTTGAAGATCAAACACAATCACATTTAATTGTGATTGAATTTTCTATGTGGGAGTGTAATTAAATGGCCAATAAAAATGTTTTGCACGCGCAAGGCACACGTTTTCAGCGTAATAGTGGGGTAGAGTGGCAAGATATTAGCCAAATCAAAGATATTACGCCACCTGCCAAAACTCGTACCGAAATTGAAACAACTACTATTGACCAATATGATGGTAGTGAACCTGACCCTCATAAAACCTATGTGGGTGGTTTGATTGATGGTGGTAGTGTTTCTTTAGATACTATTTTTAATCCTGATGCTTTGGATAATCAGCGTCTTTTAGAAGCTGATATTGAAGCAGCTAACCCTGTTGAATATCGTATTGTTTATCGTGATGGTGGAATGTGGACTTTCTTTGGTGTACTTAAAGAAATGACCCCGACACATGGTATGGATGACATTCACCGCCAAACTTTAGGCATTAAAGTTAGCGGTAAACCTGTTCGTACCTTTCCTGTTTAATGAGTGGTTATAACATGAATCTTAAAGCTGCTATTTTTGCAACAATTGGTGCGGCCATTGCCGAAGCTGTTGCTGTGCCTGAGTTTGGTATGGGTTTAGAGTTAAAAGTCAGTGTGATGACCGTTGCCGAACGTGCCAACTTTGATGAAGCCTATCGTTTGATTAAAGAAAGTGAACGCGCTATTAACTTTCGTCCGTTGTTATTAGTGTTTACCGTTAAAGACGAAAATGGCCAAGCTGTATTTAGTGTTGACGATGTTGAACAAATTAAGCAGCTTAATAGTTTAGCCGTGGTGCGTTTATCGGATGTGGCTTTGCGCTTAAATAAAATGCTTAAAGATGATGTTGAGGCTCACGAAAAAAACTCTTAGAGCGTCCTGACCGCCAGTTTTTGTTTTTACTTGCGTTAAGGTTAGGACGCACCGTTGCAGAGTTAGAGCATACGCTTAGTTATAACGAGTTAATTGAATGGCGTATGTACTTTGAAGAAACGCACTTTGGCGAGTTAAGAGCTGATAGACGTAATGCTGAGTTATTAGCAATGACATTTAATGTCAATCGTTCGCCAAAACAAACCGCTAAAACGTCTGATGATTTTATGGCTTATAAGGTTAGACGGCGTGAGCTGAGTGATGATGATTTGGAAGGTAAGATTGATGCGGTGTTTGGTGGTTTGGAGTAAGCGGCCTAAGCCGCTTAAAGGGAATCCATTTCTCTATCTGTGCATGGTAAAGGCCAAGGAATTTGTCCATTTCGTTGAAGTTCTCTTTTTTCAGGGGTGCATAGTGATGGTTCTGTTATAGTTTCCTCGACTTGTCCTTGTGGTTGAGGAGCTATAGATGGTGTTTCGATTGTATTTGTATAAAAGAGATTATAAATCTCATATGGTAAATCAGTATTTTTAACTATCTCTAGTTTTGCAATAACTTCTTGTTGAGTAAGACTATAAATCCAAAGCTGATAAATTTCCATGTGTAATTTATAAGTTTCGGTGATGGTTAAATAGGGTTCATCAAGTCTTGGCTCATGTATTGTTTTAGGATTAGAGTAAAAAGGTTCTGTTAAATGACCAATAGCAAAAAAACGCCATTTTTGCTGTTTCGCCTCATTAGACTCTACATTGAATGTTAAAGCTGAGTATGGGCAGTGGCTATATGTAAATAAAGAACATTTATTTTCTATGACAGCTTCTCTAATAAATTCAGTAGAGTAAGTAAAAGGAATATTCATTCGGGTAACTGCTTTTTGAGTTTTACCTGTTTTTATCTGTTTTAAGACGTTAATTGTTTGTGGTGGATAAATACTCATTAATATTTTGTCAGCATCATAAGCAGTGATTAGTGAATCTTTATTTATCTCAATAGCCATTAGGTTATTAGGTGCTAGAGAACCTACAAAAGGTGTTTTTTGCCATTTATTAAGACGGTTTTTAAAATCTTGCGTTGTTTCGTATTCATCTTTAACAGGGGCATTCATAGCCGCTTCTGTAACTTTTGGATAATAATTTCCTAAGAAGTTATTATCAATTTTGGTTGTTTTAGGGTCAAAAGCTAGTTTGCTATATTTATCTTCAAATGCTTGTTTTTGTTTTTGAGTGGGTTTTGCATAAATAGTGGATGAAAAAATTAACGCAAAAATAAGTAAACTGATTGTTTTCATTATGAGCGTCCTTAGATGTTGTGATAGTGAAATATCTCACTATTGATATTAAATTGTAAATAGGGCATAGTACACCTACCGCGCCACATTGCGCGGTCAGGATTGGTCTCCTGAATTTAGAAGGCGCATATACCGCGTTAAGCGGTTTTTTATTGCGTTTTTTCTGTACGTCCGCGTTATGATGGACTGTATAGGGCAGCCGAAAGGCTGGCCAGTGCCTTCTAGCTGGTAGACCAACCCTGTACAGTCCGTCACCACTGATTTGGTCTTCTTGGTGACGGTTTTAAGTCCGTTATAGAAGGTATTAAATCATGGCTACTCAAGCTATCTCTGAACAACCTAATTTAGTCAATGTTTTTGAAGGCGTTATTGGCTCGGTGCGTCAACTGGTGGTGAATGCGCGTGACTTGCATAGTTTTTTGCAAGTGGGCAAAGTGTTTGCCGCTTGGATTCAAGAACGCATTGGAAAATATGAATTTGTTGAAAATGAAGACTTCACGGTAACGGTTTCCAAAACTGGAATCCGTTCAAATGTTATACAGAAAGATTATTTACTTGCTCTTGATATGGCCAAAGAATTATCAATGGTCGAAAATAACGACAAAGGCCGCGAAGCTCGCCGTTATTTTATTGCAATGGAAAAAAAGGCATTAGCGGCTATGATTGAGCCTGTTGTTGAATACATTACTCATCAACAATATGAAGAACTGGCCAAAATAGTGTCTAGTATTGGTGGTATGTTTCACTATCGTTTAAAAGCATCTTGGTGGTTGTGGGCAGAATTAAAGAGTTTAACAGGGGCAACAACTTCCCGAAAAATACCTAAACAGTGTTTTGAGGTTGCTCAACAAAAACTTCAAGAACTTCACTCAAAATGTGTAGAGTACAAACAAATGATGCACGAAACCGAAACCGCATTTTTTAGACAAAATGTCAATTTAGTTCCTGTCGAGATGCAGGCTTTGTTAGACCAGTTAAAGTAAAAAACAAATTGAGATTTATTCTTAAGAATTAATTTCAATCAGATTTTGATGAAATTTGAAGCATTTCTATTGACTGTTATTAGTCATTGTCTTAAATTGTAGTCACGGGATGGCTGCTTTTTACGCGGCCTTTCTTATGCGCATTTTTTATCAAACAAAGAAAAATGCGATTTTTTAGTGATAAAAGGATAGCGGAGTCCCCTCATGATAACACAACCGAAGGTACATACCTTCCCCAATTTGGTTGAGGCGGCAAGAGAGAAAAATTTTGGTAAAGCCGTCACCATTGAAATTCCAGCCCAACCCTTTGGTGCGCCCAACGCACAAGGCGATTTTGAGGTATGGACAGATGCAGAAATTGAAGCGGATGCACGTGATTTTGCACGCCGCCTGAAAGCTGCATTTATGTAATCTGACACGAATTTTATAAAAGGCTCCACAGAGAGCCTTTTTTTATTGCGAGGATTTGATGATTTATCAACAGACAGAAGAGCAGGACAAGTCGGCGATATTGCGCCGAATTGCGTTTGTTTGCGATGAGCTTGGTGTTGGGCAAGTCGATATTAGTAGTAAAGATCTGGAATATGTATGCTACAAAATGAGAACAGGTTTTCCATGCAAATATGGCTTGGAAAAAGCCAGTGTTTTCAAGAAGGTAGCCTATTTTGTAGCGTTGTTCATTCAGCATAAACCCATTAAGTCAGAATTATTAGCCGTCGAAGTGGGGACTGAATTGGCCAAAGTGAATATCAATGCCTTAATCGCCTTTGATATTGCTATCCGTGTATTGAGTCGTGCCAAAATCAATCGCAGTGATGGCAAGGTTTTTACGGGTATTCGTCGTATTTCGCTGTCAAATCATTCTTACATGGATATTCTTGATACATTAAGCAGCCCTAATGAAGCTCAGATAACGGCTCCAACGCACTTCAAGCTATTGGCTGTGTTTTTTGAGCAATTAGTTTACAAAGATAATCCCGATATTCAGTATCCAGACGATCATAAGCCTGCAGTTTATGAGGTTCGATCTATCGTGCATTCGCCTAGTGCGGGCGACGATTTGGCAGGTACTTAATAAAATTTAAAAACACAGACCCGCTTAATGCGGGTTTTTTTATGGGTGATTTATGGCAGGCGTTCAAATTGGTGCATTGCACGTTAGCTTGAGTGCGGATAGTGCTGCTTTTGACCAAAATATGCAGCAAGCACAAGAGACTGCTGATGAAGCCATGTCAAGCATTGGTGACAATGCCAAAAAGTTAGCAGGGGTTTTGGCTGGCTTATTTGTTGTTGACGAAATAAAAACACGCATTAAAGAGCAAATTGATTATGCGGATGGCTTAGCTGATATTGCAGCCCGTGCAAACTCAACAGCCGAAGCACTTAGCGCAATGGAATACGCTTTGCATTTTAACGATGCTACTTTAGAAGACTACACAGGTGGCTTGCAAAAATTAGCATTAAACATGGATGCAGCCGCACAAGGAAGCAAAGCACAAGCAGAATTATTTGACACGCTTGGAATTAAATTACGCGAACAAGATGGCCAAATGCGTAATGCAGCAGATGTCATGCTTGATATTAGTGATGTGTTGGCAGGCATGAATGATGGCGCAACAAAAACAGCATTAGCAATGGATTTGTTGGGTAAAAGTGCGGGCCCTGCATTATTGCCACACCTTAGCCAAGGCAGTGAAGCAATCAAAGAACTTACAGCCGAAGCCGAAAAATTTAACCTTGTTGTCAGTACAGACGCATCGAATGCGGCAGGCCAAATAAATGACTCTTTAGATAAGTTAAGTTTTGCGGCGACTGGCACATGGCGAGTAATGGCCACGCAATTATCACCAGTATTAGGTGCAATTAGTGAAAATATGCTCAAAGGCGCACAAGATACAAAAATTATGGAAAGTGCAGCATGGGCCATATCAACAGCAATAAAAGTGATGTACACAGGATTTAAAGCCAGTGTAATTGAACTTGAATATTTTGGTGATGTGATTGGGAAAATATCAGCAATGGCTGCTATGGCAGCTCAAGGTGATTTTGCTAAAGCCAAAGAAATTTGGAACGATAATACAGGAAATATTAAAGCAACAAATAAATTGTTAGCATTAGGCAATATTTGGCAAGACACAGCTAAAAAAGCAAGTATATCAGCCGAAGAGCAAGCAGCAGCAGCCGAAAAAGCGGCTAATACACTCAAAATTGAGCAACAATTAGCAGCTTTAAGAGCCGCGCAAGGCGGTCAAAAAGGCGAAAAAAGCAAAGATAATTTTCAGTATGGCGGATTACAACTGGCTCAAGACGAATATCAAGGCATAGTTAATGCCGAAAACTTATCTATTTTTGATTTTAACGCACAAGAAGAAGTAGCAGCCGCTCAGTTTGGCGACATGATTGACAGTATGCTAGTTGAATTAGATGCCGCACAAGTTATTGCTGATGCTCAATGGCAAGAGTTTATAGATAGTGAGATGGTCGCAATGGATGCGGCTAATGTTTACAAACTCAATGCTCAAAATGATTTTGTTGCCGCCTTTATACAAGGTGACTTAGACCGTGTCAATGCGGTAGTCACTAACGGCGATAAAGAACTAGAAGCCCGAAAAGCCCAAATGCAAGCCACTGTAGGATTTTTTAACCAAGGCTTGGCGCAAATGGCACAAGGCCAAGGTAAAGCGGCAAAAGCTGCACAAGCTATTCAAAAAGCACAAGCACTCTATGAAATTGGTGTAAATACTTATCGTGCTGCTATGGGTGCATACTCAGCTTTAGCACCAATACCATTTGTAGGGCCAGCGTTAGGCGTTGCGGCGGCGGCGGCTGCAATTGCTTTTGGTGGTTCGATGGCTCAAGGTGTGTTAAGTGGTGGGGGAAGCCCTAGTGTAGCAGGTGGTGCGCCTCCTGCATTACCTGCATCATCATCGCCAACTAGCCAAGCCGAACAACGAGCCGAGCAACCTACACTAACTACTTATGTTCGTATTCCTGAAGATGCCATCTTAACAGGCCGAAAAATGCTTGATTTTATTGATGAAGCAATGGGCGATGGTAAGCAATTAAACAATTTACGGTTTATACCAGCATGACGACAACAGCAAACAAAGCAATCATTTGTTATGACAATTTGCTTGCGTCATCAAAGTTATTAAGTATTGCTGCAACTAGCCAACAAGCAGGCTATAGCGTGCAAAATTGCTATGACTGGCAAACCACAAGCTACTGGTCGCCTACACCAAGCGTAGGTTATCACTATTTTACCGCCACATTTACAAGCCCTGTTACTGCTGACTATTTGGCAATATACAAGCATAACTTAGGCGATGTAGGCGGTACTTTTTATTTAGAGTACAGCTTAGATAGTGGCAGCACATGGCAGTTAGCGACTACAACCATCACCAGTGCTATTAACAACGAATTAAAAATTAACTTGTTTAATGCGGTAACAGCTACGCATTGGCGCGTGGTGTTTAACTTGTACACTGCAACGCCTTTTTACATTGGCGTGGTGATGTTTGGCCGCAAATTGCCCTTATACCGTGGCATGGTGGGTGGCTTTGTTGTGCCACGACACGGACGCAAAAACGAAATAATCAATCAAACTACTGAGGGTGGGCAGTTTGTAGGGCGCATCAAAGTATCAAAAGGCGCACGCTCAAACATAACTTTTAAAACAGTACCTCAAATGTGGGTGCGTGATTACTGGGAAGCGTTTGTGCTTCATGCTGAAATGTTGCCGTTTTTGTTTAGCTGGAATCACGAATTTTACCCACAAGATGCCTGTTTTTGCGTAACCGATGGCGAAATACCATCACTGGCTATTAATGAAAACCGTTTTCACGATATTAGCTTGCCTGTTATGTGTTTATTAAGTGGTATTACATAATGTCATATATTAGTGAGTCTAAAAAATACGGACGCATACCCACCGTATTTGTTGAATTAGACATGGACTTTTGCGCCAATACTTATGGCATAGCTCCTTGTACTGCCAGTATTGGCGTAACTGGTACAAGTAAATGCTATAACACGTATGCAACGTGCCAAGACAAAGCCAACTTTAACAAAATAACCAAGACTTACCGATTTTGTGAGCAAAACGCGGATTTACCTGTGGGGTTATCGGCTATACCGCTTCTAAAATCAGTCAGTTTTGCAAGCCAAGAAATAACGCCCAACAAAGGTTTAGGCGTACGTGGTAGTGTGTCTATTAGCTTTATTGATGCGCCGTGGCCAGACACCGAAATAGACCCTTATTTTAGCGAACGGACTAACCAAGGCACATTTTGGGGCAAGTTTAAAGCACGTAATCCGTTTTATGAAAACCGTGTTTTACGTGTCAGACGTGGTTATTTAATCAAAAATGGTTTTGATTGGGCTAACTTTGTTAATAGCGTTTATGTTATTGAGCAATTACAAGGTATAGCCAAAGACGACAGCGTTAAAATTGTCGCTAAAGATATTCTAAAACTGGCAGATGATAAAAAAGCCTTGTTTCCAAAGCCGTCAAACGGTCGTTTAAGTGCCAATATTGACGCAATTCAAACCAGTTTTACTATTACCCCTAGTGGAGTAGGTAGCCAGTATAAAACCAGTGGTAAATTAGCGATTAGCGGCGAGATGATGAGCTACACGCGCTCAGGTGATACATTTACTGTGGTTCGTGGTGTAAGTAATACTAAAGCAGAAGATCATAAAGCAGATGATACCGTTCAAGAAGTGGGTATTTTTGTTACTCAAAAAATCCAAGACGTTATTTATGAGCTTTTAACCACGTATAGCGGAATAAGTACCAGTTACATTGACAAGCCAGCGTGGGACGCTGAGGCAACTGCTTATTTAGCAGGTGTTTGGAGTGCCGATATACCCGAACCAACTGGCATAAATACGCTTATTGGTGAATTAACTGAACAAGGTACGTGTCGCGTTTGGTGGGACGAATTAGATCAACAGATACGATTTAGAGCCATTAAACCATTGCCTAATACATTGCCTGTTTTAAGTGATGAAAGTCATTTTTTAACAAAAAGTATTGATGTAAAAACAGATACAAACCAACGTATTAGTACAGTTTTAATTTATTTAGCACAAAAAAAGCCGACAGAAAAGTTAGACGACTTAAAAAACTATGAATTGCGTGTTGCTACGCCTAATTTAGAAGCGATTAGCGACTTTGAATATGGCTCAAATATCGTTAAAAAAATTTTTAGTCGTTGGTTTAATAAAAATAGTTTGGGTAGAGCTAATGCTTTAGCGGATGCGTTGTTAAAAACGTATCGAGACCCACCACAAATTATTGAGTTTAATTTAACGCCTGCCTTGCAGCTAAAAGTGGGTGACTTGTTTTATGCTCAAACACGCAAAATTCAAAGTGTGACTGGTGAGTTGGCAAGTGTACCGATGGAAGTTATTTTTGCACAGCCAACTGATAGGGATGATATTAAATATAAAGCGCAACAAGTTAGTACAGCGATACCAATCGGCAATCAAAAACCTGTTCCATTTTCTATTGATGAAGTAGCTGGAGTTAATTTATACGATAGATTTGTCAGTATTTGGGGTATTCCAGAAGCTGGTGACATTATTACATTTACCGTTTTTGAAAATGTGCTAATAACCAGTGCAACGGTTAATGATTATGCAATAGTTGTTGATGATAGATGGCCTGCTGGTGTTACGCTTTTGCTAGTTAATAATGGAGTAATTGCAGGTCGTGGTGGCAAAGGTGCGGATGCGTGTTGGTATTATCAATCCTCAAATAGCCCACCTAAACCTGATGAAATTGATTTCGTTTTTGGTAGTAATGGTGAAAATGGTGGTAATGCTATTTTAGCTAATTACGCAATAACTATAGATAATAACGGGACTATTTCAGCTGGTGGTGGTGGTGGTGGTGCAGGTATTGCAATGCTTTTAGGTGATGACATTACATCTGAGTATTCAGGTGGTGGTGGTGGTGGTGCGCCAATTGGATTTGGTGGCAACCGAGGCTACATACATCAATTTGTAGATGGTATTGAGTATTATTTTACAGATAATGATTTTGAAACAGCAGGTAAAACAGCAAGCAAAACACAAGGGGGCAATCCAGGTATAAAGTTTTGTAAATCAACTCCTTCACCATTTGGCTATACAGCAAATGGAGGTAAAGGGGGGGATTTGGCACAAAATGGAGAAGATGGAGGCAGTCCATCATACCCCTCATCATTTACACCAGGGGCTGGTGGTATTGCTGGTGATGCAATACACGGCAATAGTTTTATTACTTGGCAAAATGTGGGCAGTATTTTAGGTACTGTAACGTAATTAACAATATCAACAATAGGCTGCTTGTGCAGCCTTTTTTATTTGGAGCATAAAAATGCCAGCACGTAAACGTGATTTTATTATTGAAAAAGGTGCAGATTTTCAACGTCAATTATTTTTAAAAGCAGGGCCAGACGCAGATATTCGTGATTTTACTGCACGTATGCAAGTTCGTAGTGCAGTATCAAGCGAAGTCGTTGTTTTGGATTTAACAACTGAAAATGGCGGCATTACTTGTGATTATGGTGTTATTACTATTAACGTAACGGCTGCTATTACCACTGCATTAGACACGTCTGGCTTAAATAGCAAAGGCAAGGTCACAGAACCAGGGCCAATCGGCGAATTACCTTATGAGTCTGAAGGTAAAATTGCTCTTTATGACTTAGAGCTAATTTCACCTTCTGGAATCGTGACTCGTTATTTAGAAGGTCGTGTAGCTATCGTTGATAACGTGACACGCTAATAATAATTAAGCCTCATTGCTTGAGGCTTTTGAGGATTTAATTATGGGTGAAGTAGTAACTGTAGGCATTCCTGGGGTGTTTGGTTTAACAGGGGAAAAAACAGCGTACAAAGATGAAGGTATTTTGCTTGGAGAAGCTCAGGTAATTAATTTTGTGGGTGCTGCTGTTCAAGTAAGTTTAAGTGGAGGTGTTTTAACAGTTGAGGTTCAAAATGGTACTGACTCAATTGATGTGATTGATAGCTTAGAGTCAACTCGCACTGATGCTGCATTGAGCGCAAATCAAGGCCGTATTCTGGATGAAAAGATTTTGCAGAATGCAGAAGACGCCGCCAGTTATACAGACCAGAAATATTCAGAAGCCGCACAATACACTGATATGGCGGTACAAACGCTAACAGATGACATTGCTACGGCTGCTCAGACTGCTGAAGATAATGCTAAAGCCTATGCTGATGCTGTCGTTGTCTCGGTATTCAAGTTTCAGGGTAGTTATGACCCCCAAAGTGGCACAGGTAATTACCCCGAAGCAATAGATACCTTGGATGGTAATCCTGTTAAAGCAGGCTATGCTTGGGTTATTCGAGGTTTAACAAACGGCCAATACACTTTGGCCTTAACGGGTGATGTCGTCAATAATGGCGATATGCTGTTTGCTCGTGTAGATAACCCATCACCAACGTCGGCCTTAGATTGGTCTGTACAAGAAGGTAACTTAGGCTTCACGCCTGAGAACACCAACAACAAAGTTAATACTTTGGTGTCACCAAACACAGACGATTATCCGACTACAGAATCACTCGCTGAAGAAGCTGTCTTAGGCTCAATTGTTCAAAGTCTAAGTATAGCTTATAAAGCTCAAGCTCGGGCTAATCTAGGGTTAGGGGCTGTTGCGACTGCAAGTGACACCGATCATATTGATGAAGGTGCTGATAATCGTTTTTTTACACTTGCTCGCGAAAATGCGCTTAAAACGATTGATGGACAAAATGATGGCAACAACGTCACTGGTCTACGCTCTCGAACTGTAGGCGGGCAAAATATCACAATTTCGGGTGCAGACAGCATTAACATCGGTGGTTCAGGCAACGACATTACAGGGAATAATGTTATTTTAGAAAACTGTATAGGTTGTGTAGTGAGCGGCTCTAACGTACATATTAAAAATGCACGTAACTTAACTATTACATTCAGTGACACCGTTATTGAGGGTAGTTTAAGTGTTTTAGGGCATTATCGCGTTCGGACTAACCTACGTGGTTCTAACACTGCCTCAAATACTTTTCAGATAACACAAGATGGTAATAACGCAACAACAGCAAATATGGTGCCATTAGCATTAACGACTTCTGTTGATAAAGACTCGTTAGCTATTCATCGTTTAGCTTTTCAAGTATATCAAACACCTGACAATTCTGGGCAACCCAATCGGCGTGATTGGATGATGTCGGGGGAGCGTGTATTCAAGACTCGTAAAGTAAGAAATGGGGATACAGTGGCGGTTATTGGGACTTCGACAATCGGTAGTGATTATGTTAGTACTACCTATGGGGTAGCAGCATCAGGAACTACAGGTGCTCTAACACCCCTCGTATTAACTGTTACTCCGCCATTAGGATTTAATTCTAATCAAACTAATTATGTTGTTGCGACTTTGGAGTCTGAGTATTTTATAAGCTCTTAA